TTTACCGGAAAGAATAAAAACAACAGATATTGTAGAAACTTGTTAGGTGGCTTATACCGAGAAAATCCAGTAAAATCAAGGAATTATGAAGCGGTTAAGAGTAGTAAAAAGTGGGAAAATGTAGGTAATTCATACATTATTCCTGCACTACTCCTATACCGCTATTCCTATATTTGAGCGTCAAATACAAGTCATTTTATTTTTTCTATTTCAGTTCTGAGCCATTCAAATTCTCTGGCTGTATACACCTTTTCGGTGATATCTGAAATCTTATGTCCGACCATATATTTGATAGCGTATTCATCGACTTTAGCATCTTTGCATTTGGTTACGAAATGCTTTCTGCCGTCGTGAGGTCTATGATCCGGGTTGAGTTTAAGCTCGTCCCGAATGCGATTGAATATTTTGCTATACCGATTGTATGTCAACTTGGTATTCTTACCGCGGCGATCTTCATCTGTATAATTGAAAAGATATTTGCTCCCAAGTTGATCAGCCTCTTCGTATGATTTAGAAACCAAGTCCCTTATCCGAGGATGAATCGGTACAACTCTGTTTTCACCAGCATCGGTTTTAATTCCACCTTTAAATGTCCAGTTCGATAAATCAACATCTGCTAATTCTATCAGACCTAACTCCTGGGGTCTCCATCCAGAATAGCATTGAATAATCACGAACTCAATCCCATATTTATGTCCGAGATTCTTCCACAGAAGAGCCATCTCATCATCAGAGAATGGAATGTGTTCTTTCTTGACAGTCTGTATTTCTTTAATGGTATCGTCTGTAAGCTTGAATGTTCTCGAATAGTTCCGATCTACAAGTTCGTATTCAACAGCATAGTCGAGCATCTGATTGAAGAGCGTCTTTATCTTATTCTTCATTGATGCGCTTGGTGTCTGCTCTTGGCCTCTTACGGTAGCAACACCTTCTTCCATGCAGCCTTTTATGTGCCTTGCTCGAACATCCATGACTCGCATATCGTAAACAGCAGAGCAGTATTGCCAAGCCGATGTAGTAGCTCTGGCGCTGTCGTCGCTCTTCAGAGTCTTGAAATATTCCGGTGTCCATTTGTCGTACAGTTCCTTGACTGTGATAGACGGTTCCAGGTCATACGGATTCTTATTAAATTCCACAAGAGCTGTGTATGCATCATTGTATGTTGGAAAGTATGACTCCGGTTTCAACGGCTTACATATTGGTTTGCCATTCTTGTCCTTTCCAACCGTAACCATTGCACGGAAAGGGTTCCTTAAATTTCTACCTTTAATCTCACTTATTTGACCGAAACCGTTTGGAAGCCGCCTGCGCTTATTTGGTTTACGAGACGATTTGGGCTTTGCGTCTGGTTTCAGCGGGTATCCACAATGCGGACAGGTATTTGCTTTATCGCTTACCTGTAAGTCGCACTCCGGGCATTGTATCAGCATATTAAATCCCTCCTCATGATAATGAACCGAGATTTTATGTTGGATTGTTGATTTATCGTTAGTAATCATATATCATAGTGTAGGAATTGTCAACTCCTACACTAAATTTTTATATTTTAACCTAGGATAGAAAGGGTTAGGTATATGATCAGTAACAATACATCAACCTGCCAGGACTGCGGTGGAAAATTGAAATACTATGACAAAGTTAGAAGAATTGTACGGACGAAAGGTCGTGTGAGCAAATGGGTGAATGTTCCGAGGTATCAATGCTCCGAATGCGGATGTATACATCGGTATCTCCCAGATTATATTTACCCATACAAGCAATACGAATCGGAAATAATAGCCGGTGTTATAGAGGGACTGATCACTTGCGAGACTTTTGGATATGAAGATTATCCATGTGAGATGACTATGATACGTTGGAAGGCGCATAAATCGCAACTGCTTTTATGAATAGAATACATATTTACGGAGGTGCGATATGAGCGTAGAAGAAAGACATCTGCTGAATAAAATTCGATTTTTCGAGGATATGCTTTTGAGAAGTAAGGATTATCGTCAGCAGGAAAACATCGGAAAGGAATTGACTGTAATGCGTATTCGGTTACAGAAACTACGGTTTAACAAAATGAGAACAGGGGCTTAGCAAAGCCTCTTTCTTTTTGCTCATATCCACCGAGGTTGTTTTTACTAAATGCCGTTCCTAACCTAGAATAGCCGTTGAAAGGAGGTAGCAGCCAATGAATGAAAATGAATTTGCAACTGGCTCGGTTCCGGTAATGGTTGCGGCACGAATTTACGGCAAAGACGCGTCATGGGTTAGGGCCGGTATTATATCTGGATGGTTGCCAATCGGAAAAGCCACAAGGAATGGTCAGTTAGTGACAAAAATTGAGGACATGAATTCTAAGTACGGACGCATCAATTTTTATATTTCACCAAAGCGTTTGTACGAGGAGACTGGTTATGTGTGGAAAGGAGAGAAGCGCTGATGGGAACAACAATACGTCCGGAGCTATCTGAAAAGAATCCTTATTGGATAGAAAAGCACCGTTACTACGAGTTGAAGCATTTTTGTCTTCAGTATCCAATCTGGAGAAAAGCTTATTCGCTTCTTGATGGGTACGCTAATCCGCCGAAAGATTTGGCATCGTTCGTAGTAACCAGTACACTTGGTGATCCAACTGCAAAATGTGCCATGGCTAAGACATATTATTCTGAGCGAACAGATATGGTTGAGAGGGTTGCAGAGCAGACTGATCGAGAACTGGCAGAGTATATTTTAAAAGCTGTAACAGAGGGATGGTCTTATGACATTCTCAAAGCTAGATTAGAAATTCCATGCTGTAAAGATGTTTACTACGAATTGTACAGACGATTTTTCTGGTTACTTAACAAGGAGCGGAAGTGATATGAAGATTGTTGATAGAGCTGTGAAGAAAGTATATCGGTTTAACTGTCCGAATTGTCAGAGCCGACTTGAGGGCGAGAGTAAGGAATTTGAGGATATCGGCGGGAAGATTAGTAAATTCTTTTGCCCGGTATGTAAGAAGGACCGTTATATTACATGGTCTGATCTTCGGAAGAAAACGGTGTACGAGGGTGAGAACACGCAGTAATTACAACTCCCTTTATGAAAAGAATATATTTTAGGAGGGAATTGATATGTGTAAGTTTATCGCAATTAAAGGCGCAGAAGGAGCTAAAACTGGATATTTCGTTCCACATTTATATCAGTTGGTTTGGAGCAAAACAACTTTGAAGTATTTCGGACTTCGATATGTTTTGGCTCGTTTGAAAGGCTGGACTATTTGGTGGACAGAGGGCGAAAGTAATTATTCCAATGCAATTAAGGTATTGAATGAACTTAAGAAAACAAGAATATTTACCTACAAAATACTTGAAAACTTTTAAAGATTGAGCCAGCAATGGCTCTTTCTTTTTATCCTAGGTTAGATACAGTACGTAGGTTACCGTGAAACATGTTATTTTGATATTTGAAAAATTGCCTGGTGGTATTTTTCAGAAAACATTTTGGAAGGAGGAGCAGAAGTGAGCTTGATGATTGGATTACTGATCGGAATAATGGTTGGAGTGTTATTGTCTCGATTTATATTTAGGGAAAAACCGGTGGGTTCGCTTAGGGTCGATGAATCAGATCCAGATAGCGGACCTTATTTATTTCTCGAATTAGATCGATCTGGCGCGGATGCAATTTATAAGCAGCGTTACGTACGTTTGCGAGTAGAGCTTAAAAATTATATTTCGCACAAATAACACTCTCTATTATGGAATGAAACCTAATAATTATTTGAAAGGAGAACGAAATGGAAGAGAAAAACATCGACGAATTATTAAGTGAGGAGATTGCAGCACAGATTAAGGCTTTATCTGATTTGCAGTCCGGAACCAAAGAAAAATCAACAGCGATTGACGATTTGACGAAGCTTTACAAGCTGAGAATCGAAGAAAACAAGAGCGTGTGGGATGCTGATGAGAAGTACAATCGGCGTATTATGGACGAAGAGTCTGTTACGAAAGATGGTGACTTCAAAGAGCGGCAGATTGCAGAGCAGGTTAAGGATCGATATTTCAGAGTTGGTATTGCAGCGGCAGAATTATTGATTCCGTTGATGTGTTATGGCATCTGGATGAATAAAGGATTTAAGTTTGAAGAAACTGGAACCTTCACATCTTCAACATTCAAAGGGTTAATCAACCGTTTTAGACCTACGAAGAAGTAGAGAGGAAATTCTGAAACGTTGAGGACGTGTGTAATGCATGTCCTCTTCGTTTTTCTCGTGAAAAAAGCAAGGGCTATTATGAGAGAATAAAGCTTTATCTCTTGAACTACAGACAACAGCTTGTATACTATATGTATGGGAGCTGGACAGTACGAAAGGAGATATTTAGCTATGAGTATTTTTAACGAGGAGCAAATTAAAGCAATGTTCAGCAGAGAATATATCTGTCATGAGTGTGGGCATTTAATGGAGTTCGAGGATGAGTGGGAAGATACACTGGTGTGTCCCCACTGCGGCCACAGTATAGATTTAGATGATTACGGCCGTGAAGGCAATGAAGAATATGAGAGCTTATACCCAACCAGAGAAGAAGTATTGGGCATTGCAAATGATGATTCCGAGGAAGATTCAGACGATTAAAAACATAAGCTAAGTAGGAGAGGGTCTTAGAGAAATCTAAGGCTCTTTTCTTTTTGCTATGAGGAGATAGAAATGCGGTACCATTATCAAAAGCCAGACATCTATTTGTCGATGTACGGCGAACTTTATATTTGTAATCATCCTGTGTATGATCGCTGCACTCTATTTACGATAGGAGATAAAGGTCTGGCAGTGATTCAGCAACGATTTAGTGCAGATACAAAAAGTACATATTGGGCAGAGGTCGATTCGTGGCTGACGGACTCTTTATATTTACATCCAAAATTCAAGGAATATTTCGACAGCCGGTCTGGAGAGTGTACGGACGGATTATATCCAACCGTCACTATAAGACAAATAATGTGGGCATTAAAAATGAAACCAATCCAACGTCAGAGATGGGAAACTTGCTTTGATAGGCGAGATATTTAGCGATTTTTACAATTCCTTTTATGAAAAACTGAAGCTTTGAAAGGAGTAAAAGGAGCATGGATGAAATGAGAATAGTGTCGAAATTCACGAGAGGAATCATTTCCAAAGCAATAAAGATAGTAATACGTAAGAAAACGGGATACAACATTGATATTCAGTTGAACGAGGCTATTACTACTATAAATGATGGAAAGACTCATCTTCACCTGGATGTAGATGCAGAACTCGATAAAGATGAGCTGATGAGTATCTTAAAGAGCATTGGTTTAAATTAACAGAGAGGGGCGCATACAACGCCTCTTTCCTTTTACTTCGCAAAATTTACAAGGCATATTATGAGAGAAACAACGGCAGTGAAGTTTGAAGACCCTGAAGAGGGAACTAATCGGGAAGAAAATAATAGTGAAAGCTATGGACGAGGCTAGATCTGAAAAGATGAACTCAATCGAAAGATTGACCATGAGCCGGAGGGAAATATCGGCGTCGTGTTTCTCGTACTTTTTTTTCGCAAAATTTACAAGGCATATTATGAGAGACAGTAGCTCAGTTGGGAGAGCGCGAGACGATTAAAGTCCCGAAGTCGATGGTTCGAGTCCATCCTGTTTCTCTTTTATTTTTGCAGAAAGGAGAGAACGGATGTCTATCGAACAACTTGACTTATTGTTATGCGATACGTATCAGATGGATGCGTGGTTTCCACTCGGTTGGAAATGGAAGAAAGAGCTTGAAAAATCGAGCTATTCGGTATGGGCTATTGATGAGTTGAAAAGATACATCGTCGGTAGACTTTATCCAAAGAAATCTGGATCGGTTGAAGATTTCATCACATTTGTTGGCGACTTCCGGCGAATGATGAATCAGTTTTCAAAAATCAATCCGGATAACAATTTTATGTTTTCAGTAGCAACGGACATATCCACAGATGTCCTGGATTTATTACATGCTATGAAATAAAAACGAAAGGAGAACATGATGAAGAAACCAAATCCTCAAAGACTCGCTCAGGGGTCGAAAATCTATCTGAGAAAAGCATCACCGATAATACTGTCTGGTCTTGGTGCGGCTGGCGTTATTGTAACATCGGTATTAGCTGTACGTGCGACGCCAAAAGCTCTTCGTAAAATCAGAGCTGATAGTAAGGCAAATCACAAAGGTGATCCAGAGGCTTATAGCAAACTTGAAGCTGTTAAATCGGCATGGGTCTGCTATATTCCGGCGGCAATCAGCGGTACGGCAACCATATTCTGTATATTCGGTGCAAATGTATTGAGTAAACACCAACAGGCAGCACTTACCAGTGCCTATGCGTTGCTGAATGATTCTTATAACAACTATAAGGATAAGCTGAGGGAATTGTACGGCGAAGAGGCTCACCAGAAAATAGTTGATGCTATTGCAGCAGAAAAGGCTAAGGACGTGTATATTACTTCAACTGGATTAGTTAGAAACAGTTCACTTGATTTTGATGAGCATGATCCGAATGACGAAAGGTTATTCTACGATGCCTATTCCAATCGATATTTCGAAAGTTCCATCAACAGAGTTATTCAGGCGGAATATCATTTGAACCGTGATTTTGTCATCAGCGGATATTTACCGGCGAATCATTTTTATCAACCGCTTGGTCTTGAGCCTTTAGAAGGAGGAGATACCGTTGGATGGAGTATTGATACGGGAATATACTGGATTGATTTTAACCATTCCAAAGTAACACTGGATGATGGACTTGAAGTATTGGTTATCGATATGGATTGGGTTCCGGATGCCGGCTGGGATTCTGAATAAATCTGGTCATTCGCAGAAATTACAAGCTGTATTATGAAAGGAGAGTGTCATTATGAGCAATAAAAGTAAATGGATTAAGGCTATTGGAGTAGCAGCAACCGTGATTGGTGTAGGTGTAAACCTTATTACCGATTGGGTGAATGAACAGAAAATGGACGAGAAAATTGAAGAAAAAGTCAGTGAAGCACTTGCCCGGAGAGACAAAGATGAAGCGGAGGAGTCCTAACAAGGCTCTTTCGCTTTTTCTTTTGGAGGAGACAAATGGAATCACCGACTGAAAGAGCCATTTATACTGTCCGTTATGCTATTACAACAATGCCGGTAGTTCAGCGTGGATATAACTTTGAGCAGGCGAGTTATATGAGATGGGCTGGAAGAGAAGTGTTAATACGACTCTGCAAACACCCAGAGATACCACCGCTGATCGTGATTGAATCGTTTCGAGATGAATGCAATTCATATTCATGTGTGAATCCACGAACAAGTTATGTTTTTTCTTGTGCGAAAGATATGCTTGAGTGGATTATTGACCTGCTAATTTCGTAGTTACCAAATAAAATTTTTATATTCTGAAAGGAGAACGTACTATGTGTACAAGAGAAATGACATTAGGAGAAGAAATTATCAACTTAACCAAAAGAGGCATCGATGTTCCGACGGTAGAGAGGATGTATAGAAAGTACATCGATCTTGATGAAAAAGGAAAATCAGAGGGCGGTTATGTGATCGATTTGGGACCGCTATTTCCGACATTTGATATTGGAGATACAGTTCGCTATTGCAGAGCTGATGTTGAAGCGACCTTGAACTTATTTAGAGATACGGTACATAATCCGTATTCTATCCTTCCAGCAGACATTAAAGTTGGCGATAAAATGATGGTTCCTTTAGGAAAGCTCGGAAACTTTACAGCAACAGTTCAGAAAGTTACGAACAATAAGGTGTTATTCATTTTCGACGATTATGTTGCCAAACGCCCGATGAATGAAGATGGTGGCAATGCTGGCGGATATTCTCAGTCCGATCTGAAAAAGTGGATCGATACCGAGCTGTACAATATGTTCCCTGCGGTTCTTAAGCAGAGAATGACCGGTTTATCAATCCCGACTCTCGGAGAGATTTGCGGCTGGGCCGATAAATGGGATCGAGATCACATTGAAGCGGATGGCGATGAGCAGCTTCCTCTCATGAAACAGAGACGAAACCGCGTTGCTTATTACAAGAATGATTGCGAGTTTGGCTGGCTCAGAAATGCTACAAAGAGGAATTTTTCTTCGGCTTACTTTGCCTATGTGGGCCTCCGTGGCAATACGGCTTACTCCTTCGCTTCGACCTCTTATGGAGTTCGTCCGGAATTCTGGTTGGTTAGATAAATCGCGGGGCCTTGTGCCCCGTTTATATTTTATGGAGGATAGACCGAAATGCAGAAACCTAATTTGACTAAGATCTGTAGAAGTGTAAAAACAGCTACAGTAAAACATAGTCCAGAAATCCTCACAGGAGTTGGAATTGCTGGAATGGTGACAACTACCGTAATGGCTGTACGAGCCACCCCTAAAGCAATCCAATTATTAGATGAGGAAAAACGGCGTCGACACACTGAGAAACTGGAACCAATCGACACCATTAAAACTGCTTGGAAATGCTATATTCCTGCGGCAGTTACTGGAACAGTATCAGTAGCTTGCCTTATTGGAGCAAGTTCTGTTAATGCCAGAAGAAACGCAGCACTGACCGCAGCGTATACCATTTCCGAATCGACATTGAGAGATTATCAGAAAAAGGTGGTAGAAACAATCGGCGAAAAAAAAGAACAGACTGTGAGGGATGCCGTTGCTAAGGAACGTCTTGAGAAAAATCCAGTTGAAAACAAAGAAGTTATCGTCACAGCAAAAGGCGATACCTTATGTTTTGATGCTGTATCTGGAAGATATTTTAAGTCGGATATCGACAAATTAAAAAAGGCTGAGAATGAATTAAATCGTCAAATGCGAGATGAAATGTATATTTCACTTAATGATTTCTATTATGAAGTCGGATTAGAGCCTATTAAGCTCGGCGATGATCTTGGCTGGAATATTGATAATGGATATATCGATCTGAGATTCAGTTCCCAGCTTGCTACGGATGGAACACCTTGTCTGGTTATTGATTATGGCTATGGTCCGAGGTATGACTTCCGTGGCTTAATGTAAGGTTCGCAGAATTTACAAACACTATTATGGAAGAACCACATATTTCAAATCTGAAAGGAGAACATATTATGGAGAACAACGAAATCATGAACAACAACGAAGAGGTTATCGAAACAACTACTGAGGAGATCGTGAAGGCGGCTTCTAACGGCGGTATGAAGAAAGCAACAACTATCGGATTGGCTATGATTGCAGGTGCATTAACCTACAAATTCGTAGTCGTTCCGGCAGCAGCAAAATTCAAGAACTGGCGTGAGAATCGTAAGACGGTTGTAACTCAGCCGAATAGCGATATCGTCGACGAAGAGTTTACGGATATCGATGAAGAGACAGAAGAGGATTCTGAATAAGAATTGAATCAATGATTCAGACAGAGGGAGAGTACCTATAACAGGGTGCTTTCCCTTTTGCTTTTTAAGGGAGGTGTCCTATGAATCAGTATATGTATGATGGACCGGTTATGGAGTTTGATACCTGCGTTGCGAATAGATGGCAGGGTTCTACATACGCGGCATCCGAAAAGAAAGCCAGGAGTAATCTGGTGTATCAGTTTAAGAAGAAAACAAACCGTATTCCAAGTACGAGGATAACCCTCCCTGGAAAAGTGGTAACGGTTAATTGAAAGGAGATTTAGAGATGGGAGAATACAAATCCAATTCCCATAAATCACGACAGAACCAGAATGATGATATTCCGGAGAAAAGAGTTGAAAAGGTTGTCAGTGGTTCTGTCAAATCGAAGAAAAAGAATGGTCTTCAGAAGATTACAAACGTATTTGTTCCGGAAGATGTAGACGATGTAAAAAGCTATATTTTTGAAGACATCGTGGTTCCGGCCGTAAAAGATATTATCTTGGACGCTGTCAGAGCATTCCTTGGTGTTAGCGGAAACTCAAGGGTCGGGAGATCGTCAACGTCATCCAAGATCTCTTACCGTAAGTATTATGACGATCGGGATCGACGAGATTCGGGAAACGTATCAAGAACACGAACTGGATACGATTATGATGATATTATTCTGGAATCTCGTGGCGAGGCAGAAGATGTCCTGGAAAGAATGGACGAGCTTATTGCCACATACCAGGTGGTCAGCGTTGCAGATTTCTATGATCTCGTCGGTGTGTCAGGTAACTATACAGACAATAAATATGGATGGACTGATATTCGGAATGCATCTGTAATTCGTGTGAGAGACGGATACATGATTAAACTTCCGAAGGCATTACCGTTGAACTAGGAGGGATATTTATGTACGAATCAGATGATAAAATGGTGTCTCATCCGAGCCATTATCAGTCAGAAACAGGTTTGGAAGTGATTGATGTTATTGAGGCATTCACTTTCGATTTAAAAGGTATCGAAGCAACTGATACTGGTAATATTATCAAGTATGCGTGCCGCTGGAAAAATAAAAACGGCATTCAGGATTTGAAAAAGATCATGTGGTACACGCAGCACTTGATCGATCATTTAGAGAAGAAAGAAAAAATTGAAGAGGAGAATAACTGATATGAAGAAAGAAGAAATCATGAAGAACGTTTCCACGACCTTCAGCAAAGTAAGTGTGAAACTTAAGAAGCATAGCCCTGAGATTCTGGTAGTGGCTGGTGTTGTTGGTACCGTTGCAAGTGCTGTTATGGCTTGCCATGCAACAACTAAGTTGGATAGCGTATTGGAGAAGTCCAAGAAAGATGTTGATGCCATTCATAAATGTGCTGAAAATGAGGAACTGGCGGCGGAGTATTCTAAGGACGACGAAAAGAAAGATTTGACTATCGTTTATGTACAGGCTGGTGTAAAAGTCGCTAAGCTCTATGCTCCTGCTGTTGCTCTTGGAACATTATCTATCGCAAGTATTGTTGCATCTCACAATATTCTCAAGAAGAGAAATGTAGCACTGGCAGCCGCTTATGCAACTGTGGATAAGACTTTCAAGGAGTACAGAAATCGGGTTGTTGAGCGCTTTGGCGCGGAGGTTGATAAAGAACTTCGCTACAACATCAAAGCAAAGAAATTTGAGGAAACTGTAACTGATCCAGACAGTGGTAAAGAGAAAAAGGTGAAGTCTACTGTAGATGTAGCAGCACCTTCTACGAACGATTATGCCCGTTTCTTTGACGATACTTGTGAGGCGTACGAATCCAATATGGATTACAACCTTATGTATCTGCGTTCTCAGCAGAATCTGGCAAACGACAAGCTCAAGGCTAATGGATATTTATTCCTTAGCGATGTATACGATCAGCTCGGTATTAAGCGTACTAAGATGAGTCAGATTGTTGGTTGGATTTATAAACCAGAGGGAAACGAAAACGGCGATAACTTCGTTGATTTCGGTATTCTGGAAACCAACCGTGAAACTGAGGATGGCGGTTACGAGAAAGCTATTCTTATGGAGTTCAATGTAGACGGACCGATTCTCGATCTGATCTAATTTTGTGAGGAGGATACATATGCGAAATTGTATTCGTATGGTAATCCTTCCTACTCTTTGCGTATTTGCGATTATTTGCACAGGTTTTGTCTGCTCAGCAGAACGGGTAAATCAGTACGAGTATATCGAAATGCAGCCGACTTTAAAAGCTGAACCTATTGATCCTATTGTAATTATTTCTGAGCAACCCTTAGAGGAAACGGTGTCGGCAGTTGAAATCGAAGAGTATGTGGAGGATACGCTATTGCCGCAGGAAGATATTGAGCTAATCGCTCTTGTAACTATGGCAGAAGCTGAGGGCGAATGCGAGGAAGGAAAGCGATTAGTGATCGACACCATCTTGAATCGTGTAGATTCTGTATATTTCCCGGATACAGTGCATGGCGTTATATATCAGGCAAATCAGTTTTCATCCATGCGGAATGGGAGAGTTGATAAATGTTTTGTGGACGATGATATTTGCCAGTTAGTTGAAGAGGAACTGCAATCCAGAACCAATGTGGATACGATATTCTTTACGGCTGGAGGATATGGAAAATACGGAACACCAATGTTTCAAGTAGGTAATCATTATTTTTCAAGTTATGAATAGAAAGGAGTCCTAAACTATGACAGGTTTCATGGGATTAACATTTTCAGCATTTGCTGGCATTTGCTTTGTTAGTGGTCTAGCCGTTCTTATGGGCGGAAAGGAGCATCACTGATGGATGGCATTGGAAATTTTATATCCATGATGGATTACATACTGGATACTAAGAGAAAAAGACATATCACAGGAGGCATTCTGTTGAGTGCCTCTTTACTTTTTGGTGGGCTTGCTCTCACTGTTATGACAATTCAGAACGAGGAGGACGAAGATGAGTAATAAAGCTCTGTTTTCTTTGGCATTTATCATCGGCACTGTGACTGGTTCGGTAGTGACATGGTATCTGCTTAAAGATAAATACGAAGCTCTTGCTCAGGAAGAAATTGACTCTGTAAAGGAGGTTTTCTTAAGACGTGAGCAGGAATTAAAAGATCAGTCTGTAAAAAAGACTGTTGCTGAAGGTATTAAAGATGCAGACAAAGAAAAACCGGATCTCAAAGAGTATGCAAGGCGATTAGAAAAAGAAGGGTATACCAGATATTCCGATTTTGGGTCAGATGAGGAAGAAAAGCCTGTTTCTGAAGCCGGTCCGTATGTGATTCCGCCGGAGCAATTTGGCGATAATGAAGAGCATGAGCAGATCAGTCTTACCTACTATGCAGATGGTGTATTGGCTGATGAAAATGATGAAGTAATTGAGGATGTGGAAGATGCTGTTGGAATTGATTCTTTGAATCATTTTGGAGAGTATGAGGACGATTCTGTCTTTGTTCGTAATGACGCAAGAAAGTGCGATTATGAAATTCTCCTTGATCAGAGGACCTATTCTGAAGTGGTTGAAGATATGCCGCATCAGATGGAGGTATGATGACACGGGATGAGCTGAACAATGCATATTTTGACTGGATGTACCAGCTCGTATGTGACGATGAATATTCGCGAGGTTTGTCGTATCGTAAGTTGTTATCTTTGCTTCACGATACAGATTTCACGTATACGATTGCTCTTGATGGCAACCGCTATGACGATGGAATCGATCTTCGATATAGATTCGGAAACGAGCAAGGATACCGGGATAATATGATTGCAAGTTATTTGGATAATCGTCCGTGCAGTGTTTTAGAAATGATTATTGCCCTTGCTATACGCTTAGAAGAGCACATCATGGATGATCCGGACATCGGTAATCGAACCGGTCAGTGGTTTTGGGATATGATCGTGAGTCTTGGCTTAGGTTCTATGGATGATTCCAAATTTGACAAGGCTTATGCCATCGATGTTATTCGGCGATTCCTTAATCGTGACTACGAACGGGATGGCAAGGGTGGTTTATTCACAATCGAGCATTGCAGATATGACATGAGAGATATTGAGATCTGGTATCAAGCTAACTGGTATCTCGACAATGTCAGATAGGAGGACGTTATGAGCCATAGCGAAGTATATAAGTGGTTCGAGTTATATTTTCCTCAGTATGCTGGGGATAAAGTGGAGAGCTGGTTCCAGAACGGAAAGAACCGTATTCGCATCCGTCAGAAGAACCATCAGGAATTTATATTTACATTCAACAATGAAGGAAATTGGCGGTTTGAGACTGTTGAAAGCTTCATGAATGGATTAAAAGGAGGTAAGAAATAATGGGTGAAATGCTTACTTATATTTTCAGCAGTTTACGGTCATCGGAAAAAAGACTGGATGTTGTTACAAGGGCAGTCAGTAAACAGCGGAGCTTCAATAAACAGATTACAATCTTTGCTGCCTTGACAACTGCAAATCTGGTTGTTATGAAAATCGAGCAGAAGGATCAGGCATTGCGCATCAGAAAACTGGAAAAGGAAATTGAGGAACTTAAGCGTCCGGAAGGAGAGTAAAAAATGCGATGATCGACTTTATGGTGATTTCAACACGTTCAACGAAACGTGGAGTAATAGAAATCTATCCAAAGTTCATTATTAAAAAAAGCACTGATCTAATGATTCGAGGTGGTGATTTCTATGCTATCTGGATTGAGGAACGTGGTTTATGGTCTACGGACGAGCAAGATGCCTTGCAGCTCATTGACCGCGAACTGGATAGATATGCTGAGGAGAACCGCCAGCGTTTTAACTCCGATATTAAAGTCCTGCATATGTGGGATGCCGAGTCGGGTATGATCGACTCATGGCATAAGTATTGTCAGAAACAGATGAGGGACAGTTTTCATACGTTGGACGACAAACTTATATTTTCCAATACAGAAACTAATAAAAAAGACTACGCCAGCAAAAAGTTGAATTACCCGCTTGAAGCTGGCGATTTGTCTGCCTATGAGAAATTGATGTCTACTTTATATTCAGAAGAAGAGCGGACAAAAATTGAATGGGCTATAGGGTCAATCGTATCTGGAGAATCCAAAAAACTGCAAAAATTTATGGTTTTATACGGAGCTGCTGGAACAGGTAAATCCACAGTTCTTAACATTATTCAGCAGCTTTTCGACGGATACTATTCTGTATTTGACGCAAAAGCACTTGGATCTTCCAGCAATTCATTTGCATTGGAAGCATTTAAAACAAACCCTCTGGTTGCTATTCAACACGATGGCGATTTGTCGAGAATTGAGGACAACACTAGATTAAACAGTTTAGTATCTCATGAGTTGATGACTGTGAATGAAAAATTCAAATCCACATACTCAAACCGGTTCAAATGTTTCCTGTTTATGGGAACAAATAAGCCGGTCAAGATTACAGATGCGAAGTCTGGTCTGATTCGAAGACTGATCGATGTATCGCCGTCTGGAAATAAGCTGAATCCAAAAGAGTACAAAACGATTGTGAAGCAGGTAGAATTCGAGTTGGGAGCTATCGCTTATCATTGCCAGGAAGTATATTTGAGCAATCCCGGCCGTTATGACGATTATATTCCGATCACGATGCTTGGAGCATCTAATGATTTTTACAACTTTATCATTGATTCGTACCATGTATTTAAGAAAGAAAACGGGACAACTCTGAAAGCTGCATGGGAGATGTACAAAACTTACTGTGACGATGCCAAGGTTGGATTCCCGTTCTCGCAGAGGGTATTTAAAGAGGAACTTAAAAACTATTTTCATGATTTTCAGGAACGGTTCAATCTGGATGATGGAACCCGTGTTAGAAGTTATTACATTGGGTTCAGAACAGAAAAATTTGAAGAGGAGACTGTAGAGGAAAAGCCGGAAGTAGTCAAACCGGCACTGATCCAATTCGATAGCACTGAATCTATATTTGATGATGTGTGTTCGGAATGCCCTGCACAGTATGCTTCGGAAAACGAAACACCTCAGAAAAAATGGGATTCTGTTCGCACGAAATTATCTGGAATTGATACGAAAAAACTTCATTATGTGAAAGTTCCAGAGAATCATATTGTGATTGACTTTGATATTCCAGACGAATCTGGAA